TCAATATACCCGCTTGTTAATTTTACAAAATCGCCGTAATAAATAGCGGTGCCATAGTTATACTGAATCGGATAATCCCGAGTCGATCCAGAAAAAACTTGACCACCGATAAGATTAACGGGCTTAAACCCATACGGGCCTGAAACAACAGGATAAGCTGCCATTTAAATCTCCATTAAAAGTTAAAAATCATTTTTCACCACCACCAAAACCACGTCCTCTAGTTGTTGTGCTTTTACGCTCAGCAAACAAAGGCATATTTGGATTACTCTGACGCATAAAACTATTGTCCACAGATTCCATTTGGTTTTGAGCCTTTTTATCAAAAAAGTCCTTACGCCCTTGATTCATTTCTTTTGGCACTTTACATAAAATCAAACCGCCAATTTCAACTTCACCACTCTTGTTAGGTCCTATTTCTAATTCAGGGTAATCTACTGCCTTTACTGGTACCCAACCATCACGTCGTTTTTGCGATATGTTAGTTGTGTTATCCGTCCCATTAATCGACACTGCAACCCAGTGAAAGTCGTAGTCTGGATCAGGGGCCGGTTCCGGTAAAGTACTCGCTGGTTTGTAAACGTAGCGAGATTCTGTTTTTTCACGGGTTTCAAGCTCCCGGGGTGTTCTATTAGCCATTTGTATTCTCCAATTTAAGTACTTCATCTGCGTATTGTCTGTGGGTTAAACCATATTTCTCCGCTAAGCGAGCTTGCGTAGTAGTTAGTCTAATTACCTTTTTAGCTCCCGAGGATCGAGAAGACGATGCAACAACTGTTGCAGGTTTTTTGCTTGACTCAACGGTTTTAGTACCTCTGTTAGAGTTTCCAAACATTTCAGGAAACACCTGTTTTAAGCGACCATCAACTTGATCGAAATATACATCAGAGCGAGGGTCAACCCCGGTAGCCACTAGTTTTTGGTGCAGCCCTAGAGCAAAGGCTGTAACTTCTTCGTATCCCGGTGACCCGAACCACTGGTTTTTGGCTTGCCAGCGCAAGGTTTTTTCGTCGAGTCTTGGTGCTTCCGGTGACGATGATTGTATTTGTACACTACTTGTTTCATTTTGTAAAGGGGTAGGTCTAAAATTTTTCGCAGATTCTAAACGCATCTTTGCATCTGTTAACGCTTCTTGTGCGTCAAGCATAGCATCAGAGTCGTAAGATTCTTGCGCTTCTTTATACCTACGTCTTGCCATTTCTAATTCTGCTTCAGCTTTTTCTTTCAAAGTTGTCGCATAAGTTTCTTCGCCCGACTGAACGTATTCCTTTAGTCTACGGTTTTCTTCCATAAACTGGCTGGCTAAACGCTCTAGCTCTTGCTTTTCACGCAGTGCAGCTTCTTTAGCCCTGCGTTCGTCATGCCGTGCGTGTGTTAATTCTTTAATTCTTGATTGAACACCCTTGGTATAACCTTCAATTTCTTCGTCGGTTGGGTCTTCTACATCTCGATCAAGAGCTACTGCTTTCCTATCTCTTTCGGGTGTATCGTCTTCGATTTCAATCTCAACGTCCGTTTCACCGGAAATATCAATATCTACCTCGTTGTTTTCCTCTTCTAGCTCGTGAGGGAATTTAAAGTCATCGTCTGCCATATATTTTTCCTATTAGACACGTTTAATGCCACGTGGGTCTTCGACTGTTGCTTCAACCTGATCATCATTAATCAAGCGAAACTCTTTACCGTGAATCATGATGCGCGTCCCGGTATATGGACGTGTTATTACAAAGTCGCCAACTTTACACCACGGACCATCAGGAAACTTATCCGCATCGTTATAGGCATCAGGACCAACTTTCACAACAAACAAAACTGGAGAAGTAATTTCCTCAATCTTGACTGTTTGGTCTGCTTTTAAAATACCACTTTCAAACGTATCACCTGCTTCAACTAAAGCGCAAAGAATACGCCAACCTTTAGGGTCAGGTATAGACTGTGCTTTTTGTTCCGCATTTTCATACTCATGGTCTACTTTTGGGATTTTCACTCCCGGCGGTAAGACTAATTCTGTTTCCGGTAAATCAAGTATTTCACTCATTTTCGGCTCTTTCTAGGTTTTCAGCGAGGTCGATTAGATGACGCTCTGCGAAGGCTAGACCCCGAATTACCCCGCAAAGTTCTTTGTACTGCTCAAAGCTAGTGCACTGACCATTAGCCAAATCGTCAGTGAAGTTATTCATATCAACACGAAGTTTATCCCTGAGTGCCTCAATAAACCCCATAGTCATTAAATCCATTATTTCTCCGTTTTCTTAGATTTTTGTAAAAGAGCACGTTTGTGGGCTACATCTAAGCCCAACTTCATGCCCGACTCTTCTTGTTTTGCCTGTAACGCCTGCTTAGCTTGTAAATCTTTAAGCGTTGCATTCATACCCGCTATCTTCTCAGTTGATTCAATCTTCTGTTTCTGAAGCTCCAACTCGTCAGCTTTAGCTGCTGATTCTGCCATGAGTTTCTTCTCTTTAATCGCAACTTCTTTCTGCTTAATCTGAAGTTCTTGCATCTGCAACTGAAGTATCGGGTCTTGAGCGTTCTGCTGGGCTTGCTGTTGTGCAGCCATCGCTTTGCTTTCTGCCAATACCTGCGTAGCAGCTTCAGCCATCAGGCGACTAATCTCTTTCTCCATCTGTTCTGGTAACTCGTCTTCAGGATTAGGTAGAGATACACCAAGCGCCAACTCAATTTTCTGACGATAAGCAAACCCAACGTGTTCAGCAATATGTGACTGCATCGCCGCCATAATAACTTGTGCTTGAGGGTTCTGTCCAATGAGCTGCTGTACGATTGGGTCCGTCATAGCGGACTGGTGTACCTTAATATGAGCTTCATGGTCTTGGTAAATAAATGCTTTTAGGGGTTTACCCTTAAGCGCTGCTTGATTCTCAGATACTGGGTCTTTCGGTTTCTGGTCATCTTCTAGCGGCACAATCTTATTAGCGTGCTTTATACCTAAAACTTCTAGCATCTGCCTATGTAAGAACGGCAAGTCATAAATCTGTGGAGCCATCTGTGCAAGTTGTATAACTGCTTGGTATTGCACAACTCGTTGACTTAGTGTTGCTGCATTAGGGTCACTAACAGGTATAACTTCTACAATGCTGTAGTCAGACTTCTTAGCTGCTGGACGTCCTTCTTCTGGCTCGTAGGTATAGTCTGGGTCAGTGTAATCCCTAATAATAGCTGCCAACAACTGTAACTCTTGTTTCATTGTGTAATGTACACGGGCTTGTACCGCAGACATTACTTTTAGCGTTCTTTCCAAGATAGCCAGCGTTGTACCTACTGGAGCTTGGTTGGACATGTCAGCTACTTTCATATCTGACGTCGCTGCAAATCTACGCCCTTCTTCAACAATCTTGTCCATTAACCCAGACAAAACTATCGACGGTTCTTTATATGGCAAAGGCAAAATATTATCTCTAATATTGCCCGAACCTAAATCTACGTCCCTAAACTCGCCCGGTGCAATCGGTGTGTCATCGCCTTTAATACGTAAACCACGGGCTTTAAGACCACCCGGCAAATTAGACAATGTACCCGCATCCACCAGCTGACGCATGATACTAGTAGCAGATTTAGCGTAACCACCAATAAGGTGAAACAAACCAAAACCGTACGCCCCATATCCGGGAATGTACTGATAGTGTACAAAATGCTGTCTTTTAAGTTTGAACTCGTCTTCTTCTTTCCAGTTACGGCGAATTGCAAGAATCTCTTCTGTACCACGTAGTAACGTTACTACATATGGTAGGGCAATACCTGTCGGCTCGCCGTCTTCATCTACATCTTCAAAACCGGGCAAGTCCAAGTCAGCGTGAATCTCATATAACTCAAAGCGGTCGTCATACGATGCTGAAAAACCTGTCTCTTTGTCTTTCTTCTGCTGAATCTCGTTTAAAAAATGGTCAGGCTCATCATCTAAGTCTGTCTCAATATAAAACCCAGCGTTCATTAGCTTGATTAAATCGTTCTTAGTCTTACGCATTCTGTGCGTAATCCTTGCGCATGTCTCTACATCACTAGCGCCATACGGTAAAATCACGTCTTCTGCGGGTATAAACACCGCTACCTGACGATTTAAGTTGGGGTCGAAGTACACTTTCTTGAACGCAGAACCCGCACTTGGCAAATTCCACAACATCTTCTCGTGCTCAAGGCGGTACTCAGGCATTTTTTCCGTTAACTGGTAGTTCATGTCTTCTTCAACACGCACTGCCGCTTCTTTCTTCTCTGGTGTTTCTTTACCAATAATCTGTGTTTTTACAGGACCTCTGGCTGGAAACGTCTCCATAATCGTATCGGACTGAAACCTAACAACGGCTTCTGTAATCATCGGGTGAAATACCCCACATGCGCCACTCCAAGGTTCTGTGCGTTCTTCGAACTTCAGCCCTAGTAATGTAATACCGTCTTTGTACATCTTTTCCCAGTCTTTACGGGATGCAATGTCGTTGTCAATGTCTTCCGCTAAGTCACCTGCAAGCATCTGCAAATCACTATCACTCATGACTTCAACTAAGTTCTGGTTAAAGTCCTCTTCGCTTTCAGCATCGGGGTCAATTTCTATCTCCACACCACCGGCTCGAATGCGTACGGATTCTGGGTCTTCAATTTCAATCTCAATGTCCGGTTCATCTCCTGCTAACGCACTTAAACCTTGAGGGGCTTGGTATAAACTTTTATCGACTGCCATAATTTTTCCTTAATGCTGTATTGGTTTTGGGGTTGTAACCAAACGCACTTGCTGGTTTACCTGTGCGTTTAGCTGCTCTGTCTTTTGCTCTTTCTTCGGCAGTCATATTATTACGTACTGAACCGCCTTCTGTATACGAGCCATCTTCTTTCATATGACCTCTTGCTAATAATACTGCACGAGCCGCTGCTTCCGGGTCGGTAGGTGGGTTTTTCTGCGTACGCATCTGTTCTGTTAACCGTTCTAACAAGACACCTTTACCCATATGCTTTTGCGTAGTCATCACACCCCCTAATAATATGCCGCTTTACGGCGGTACTTGTACAAGAGATCATCATCTTTCTCATCCGAGTCAAGGCTAATAAAGCCACCTTGCCTATATCTCAACAGCGCTTGCGACACTGTATCGAC